GCAATGGCAATGATCTCATCCTGTGAGAGCTTTTGGTGTTTAGAATCTACGAAAGATGACATGTATTCTGCTAGGGTTTGTCTATATATAATAATACAAAAAAGGGCACCTTGGCGCCCTATTTATTACTTGGACCGTTGATTATTTCAGTAAATTCTCTTGCCCANTCTTGCCACGTTTCAAACGTATCTGGCAAAGGAACCGGATAAATNCCAAANGTTTCTGATTGAACTATGTTCATAGCCCCGTACCTCCAGTTTTCTTCTGTAGAAAACTCGATGTTCTTTTGACCATAATATATAGCCAAGTTTCCATTCCAATTTTCCCAGTCCATATAATCAGGAACACANGGAAAGAACTGCTGGAAGTTACTAGGGGCGCTCATCGCCANACTCTGCAGTGATNAGGTTACGACCCATCTCAAAGTTACCATCAACTGTATTAGATACAAACTGTAATCGAACTAAACGGTGCTCTACACGAAGGTCAATTTTTCCAGTGTCTGGATCAAAGTAGTACGGCCCTGAGTTTTCTTCAAAAGGTCCCGATGCAAATTTACGGCCAAGGATATTCATTGCAATAGTTCCGGCTTGCAAGAAGTTAGGCTCAACGCGTCGTAGGTGCATGCGACGATTTACACCAACCAACCCATCTTGGCTTGGAGTTCCAGTTAGCCAACTAATATCACTTGTGGTAATACTAGAGTAGACAGCAGTTTCACCAGTTAACGCAATTTGATTTAAGCCATACTCGTGCTGCCAAATATTAAATCCTCCGGCAACAAAGTAAACAGCCTCACCTACCGTTGGGCTTGGCACAAAGTTTTCAGCAACAGTTACCCTTGTAACTCCGGGAGGTACNACNGTTGTATTAAAAATGTTTACGCTGTTTGTAATAACGTATGTTTTGTTAAAAGTNTCNACTTTAGAAAACGATACAGAGTCGCCGGGGCTAAATGTAATCGTTTGATCGCCAGCCAAATAAAATTGATTTGCGTTTGGTGCAGGTAAACTGGCTGGGTGTGCAATGATATTAAAAGCAGAACTAAAAATTGGATTATAGTTCCAGTCTGCCCAGATTGGTGTTGGGAACAACTCAGTTGTATATCCACAAGAGCGTTGTGATCCAACAGCTTGTCCTGCGTCATACCAGAGCTTATCTTTTACATTATAAATGATTGCGTCTGTACACTCTGTGGCAGTACCGCGTGGGTAAAAGAACCAAATCTCATTGTAGCGCGGGATCTTAGTAGCCCAAACTTTTTGACGTTGTTCATAGTTTAGGTTGTTAAACAACCAGTTTACGTTCTTGTCGTTCGGTAGTACCTGCACAGAGCCGTTGTATAAATAGAAACGGTCTACGCCCATCCAAAAAGCGATACCATCCATTTCCACAACTGCGTTGGAAGACATGATAGAGATTTGGCTAGAAATAATGTCGTAGTTCCAGTAAAGCGATGTAGCTTGCGAATTAAAGGAGACACGAATTAATGAATCAGTTGCCCAGAATAAACCAGACGGTGAGTTGGTACCTCCACGCCATGGGATACCTTTAACAACCTTGGAAGATGCAACGTTTACTTGGTTGGCAAACGGACCATTCCAATCAAAAGGATTTTGATTAGCGTATGTGGCATCTACGTTATTGTTGGCAATGTATCCACTAGAGCCATATACAAAAATAAAAGGATATAGGACACAAACACCGCCGTCAACGCTAATTGGTTTGTACGTTGGATTCTGTCCAGAACTATCAGATAGTCCCGTNAANTTCCAAGTATCTGTTGAATCCGGCGTAATGTTTCCAATTAATACCTGACTTACAACNCCGTTGTCNATGTTTTGTAAATTATATCCGGGGTGAGCCAATACTTTTAAAGCGCCACCAGATGGGCTAAAAATTGAATCAAACTGCCAAGTAACTCGGTAGTTACCAATTGATGGATCCGCTTGCAGGTCTGTATCCCCAACAAAAATTGGGGTATTATCTAGCCATACCTTAGCCGGGGTTCCCGATATGGTGCCGCTGGCAATTGTTATTGTGGTGTTTGGGGAGGAGTAAACCGCTGTAGTTGTTGTATATACAGTAGGCGTTCCAGNTTGGGTAAAGATAACCTTAGAGCCAGTTGGAAAAGATGATGTCACGTCCCCAGCGATAACAAATGTTGACGTTGTGTTAGATGCCAGCGGAAAGTAAACCGTGCCCGGTAACATGTTAACCTTGAATGGTCCACTACCAACGCCGTATGTTGTTCCAGTTGTGAATACGTCTAGCTCTTGATAGTTACCTGCAAAGATGTAGTTAACACCGTTAAATGGCTGTGAAACCATTCCACGGTATATACCAACTTGGCTTTGAAAAAGTGTGCGATACCCGCCCATCTTCTTCGCGTCACCTCGCTGAAAGCGGCACCATACACCATCGGTGTACTGGTCATTTTGGAACTGGGTACCGTCTCGTTTGATACCCGCCGGAATTGCCAGCGAGTATATTGAGGTGTACTGTGATGTATCCTGTTGCTGAGTATCAGCCGCCATTTAAAACGTCCCGCCGCCAATTAACTCAGCGTTAAGTGTTGCNTATACCGTTACAAGTGGTGCTGATAAGTTTGAGTTATCCATCTGAACAATTTCTGTTCCATTAGCTGTTAAGCCAAGGATAGAAGAACCAACAAGGTACATACCTGTGGTTGTGTCGTTATTGAATGAATAAGACGGCAATGAGGCCGTTCCNTTAGCCGCGTAAAACAAACCTGTTGAGGCTGTGGTTAGTGGGAATAAATTTAAACCGTCACTAAGAACTGTCAGCACATTACCAGCTGAAAGCACCAACGGTGGCTGTGAGCTGCCTTGGTTTTGGAAGGTAATGTTATACCCAGTTTGGTTAGTGTTGTTAACCAAAATGTAAATCTGTGTAATAGCCGGCAACGTAACGGCCAACGTTGCGGTACGTGTACCAGATTGTGCTATGTATGTCTGGATAATTGGAGCGAACGATGTCAAACTAAAAGTATTAGTTGGGATCGTATCAACGTCGTACGTTGCAGCCGTGAATGTTACGTTGTTAGCCGGAGCCAAGCCGACGGTAATAAAACCGCCACTGTTGGTGTCCAGCATAATAAAGCCAGAGTCACCCGGGTTTGCGGTAATGGTTGTTAAACCATTAATTGTATCTGGTGACGTTGGGTTAATNGCTAACGANCCAGTTCCGTTATTACGAAATCCAATATACCACCCAGCGGACAAGCTAGAAATTGCTGGCAGGGTAAACGTGCCCACACCACTATTCCAAACAAACGTAGCGGCGCGGCTAAGGTCGTTAATAACCGGGCTGGTTGTAATGTCAATTGGGTTTTGTGTTGTTGCCAACTGGCCCGATACAGTTGTTAATCCAGCGCCGGCTAACGTGGCCGCGTCGGCGTATGATGTNCCNGCNGCAAACGTAACGTTCTGCCAGATACCGGCTGCCGTAGTATTGTCTNTTAAATAGACGTATTTAGATATGCCAACCGGTACAGTAAATGACCCACCCCCGACATAGTCTGTAATTGTAAATGCTTGAGCGCCTAGGTTACGAAATAGAATATCCGCGCCTAGNGTTCCTTGGTTACCTTGAGGAAGGGCNATAACAAGACCAGATGTGGAGGCAACGCAGTCAATAATACGAGCTGCGGGTGTTTCACTATTGTTAACTGTACTAGGCCAAAAGAGCTGTGTGTTTGCGCTAAAAGATAGAGCGTAGTAAGACACGTCCGTTGCAGTAACAACGGTTCCTGTAAATGGTGAGACGTAGACTGGGGTAGTCATGTTTTAGGGTTCCTGTACCGAAGTGTTACGATCCACGCGACGAGAATCGTCTTCTTTTTTGAGCGCTGTAATTGAGTCTGTGTAATAGCTTTTCCAAACAGGCAACTTGTCTAACGCTTTTAAATATCCCTGAGCTTGTAATAGCGTTCCATACAACATTGCCTGTGGTGCAATTGCGGTCCACAAATTTTGTTGGTTTATTTCATCTAACGGTTGAATTTCAGCATAATAAATAATTTCTACCGGATACGCCGCATCTGGCGCTGGGGCAAAGTTCCAATTGCTATAGTCATACTCAGCATAGAACTGCGGTTGCCCACCGGTTGATTCAGATATATATTGAGCGATGTAATCTTGGCTACGTTTTGTTACAGGCTGCCCGTTTACCTTCATAGAAACAGTCTTACGCCAGCGCGCTGGTTTGTTAAGTACCGTCTGATTTGTTGCCAAGCTAGTTTCTACAACAATAAGTTGTAGATATGTTTTTAATTCAGCGGCGATTGAAGACTCGGCCAACGCAATTAAGTTGGGTATCTGCGCAATGAAGTCTGGATCGTTACGCTCCATATATTGCTGCACGTTCAGCACAAGGCTGTCGTAAGTCATTATTACTGACATTTAATTACCTTGTATAATAAGAAATATTTGGTTGGAAGTAGATTGGTGATTTATCACGATCTTCATCTTCAAATTGCTGACGTGCATTCATTGACTGAGTTTCCAAATATTGAATCCTCGCCATATCTACTCCGGGCAATTGCATAGCTAACTTGTGTGAAAGGGCGGCTTGGAAGTAGTTAAGCGCACGGTCTGGCATGTACAATTCGTTAGTCAACGAGCCAACGTCTTGTGGCTGACATTCCAAGATCATAGAGAACGCTTGGAAGTTATTGTTCGGCACTGGCCATAGGTACATCTCTGGATCAACCTGACGGTTAAACCAGTACTGTAGTGTACGCTGGCTTGGGAATTGTTTGTTGGGCAAAGAAAAGTAATCTGTACGATTAAGTCTTGCCATTGGAATAACTTGTTGCGATTGGGCAAACTGCAGGGCACGCAACGACATCGTAGAGCCAGTGTTGCGGTTGTTTAGCCTGTAAAAGTTAAACGACTGTGTCGTGTTAATGCCATAGTATTGCCATTGTCTGTCGGCCAATGTTACCTCTGGGAATGATTCCCAAGTTTCCCATGTGACGCCGTCTGTGCTTACTTGAAAGTCAAGATCGTAAGTAGCACTGCCACTAGGAGCATAAGCATTAAATCCGACATAAAATAA